ATCATCTCATCATGACAGACGAGAAAAAGACTACAATTCGTGAATTTAAATCTCATTTTGTCAATTGGCTCAAGTATAACAAAAACGTTACAATTAAGGACAATGGGCCTTACCGATGGAAGTGGAAAGGACAAGTAATTAAAAGCGGCTCTTTTGAAGATTTAGAGAAAGATAAAAGTTTTTTCGATAAGCCTGGGTTTGAATTTAAAATAATATCAGATGCAAGATAACGAATACAAAATAAAAGACTACAACATATATAAGTTAGACACAAGAGCAAAAAAATCAACGTGTCCTGTTTGTTCAGAAGGCAGAAAAAAGAAATCACAAAAATGTCTTATGCTTGATTGGGAGCGTGGATTAGGAACTTGTCAGCATTGTGGAGAGGTTTTACAACTTCATACATATGAAAAGGAAACGCAAACGAACCATACATATACAAAGCCTTATGTAAAGAAAACGCAAAATTCTTTACATATAAAAATTATTGATTGGTTTAAAACAAGAGCTATTTCAAACGACACTTTAAGTAAAATGAATATAACACAGGGTGTTGAGTTTATGCCTCAAGTTGGCAAAGAAGTAAATGTAATAATGTTTAATTACTTCGTTAATGGAATACTAACCAATATTAAATACAGAGATTCTCAAAAGAATTTTAAGCTGCATAAAGGCGCTCAAAAGACATTTTACAATATAGACTCAATTAAAGGGCAAGACGAATGTGTGGTTGTAGAGGGTGAAATTGATGCACTATCTTTTGTTGAAGCTGGATATGATAATGTCGTTAGTGTTCCAAATGGATTCACATCAAAAGGGCAAGTAAATCTAGATTACTTAAACGACTTTTACGAGTACTTTGAAGGTAAAACCAAAATATACCTATGCGTAGATAATGATGAGGCAGGGGAAAATGGCAAGAAAGAGTTGATACGACGATTTGGGTCAGAAAAAGTATGGATATGTGATTTAAAAGATTGTAAAGACGCAAACGAGTACTTAATTAAGCACGGAAAAGAAAGTCTATTGTCGGTCATACAAAAATCAATTCCCTGCCCAATAGAAAACGTATTGCGTGTTTCTGACATGGAGTCTGACCTAGATGAGTTTTATAAAAATGGAGTTAAAAATGGATATAAAATTGGTCTAGACTCATTTGATGGGATATTCTCTACATACACCAAACAATTTATAGTTGTTACAGGATTCCCATCTAGTGGTAAATCAGATTTTGTAGACCAAATGACCATAGGGTACAACATGATGTATGGTTGGAAAACAGCGTATGCCTCAACAGAAAATTACCCACAATACCTCCACGTAGATAAGCTTGTGCGTAAATTATATGGTAGCACACCAAAATATGAGGAAACCAAGCAAAAAAACTGGAAAGACTGTATTGAGCATATCAATAAAAACTTCTTTTTTATAGACTACGAAGATGGGTTTGACTTAGACAGAGTTCTTAAAAAAGGAGAGGAGTTGGTTAAAAGAATAGGCATCAGATGTTTGGTTATTGACCCATACAACAAGATAAGAGACAAGGAAAACCTCAACATGAGCATAACAGACTACACTAATACATACTTAAACAAAATAGATGCGTTTTGCAAAAAACACGATGTAGTATGTATACTAGTTGCACACCCAACCAAGCCTCAAAGCGACAAGGGAAAGCTTATAGAGCCAACATTTTATGATGTGAAGGGCGGGGGCGAGTTTTATGATATGAGTCCACATGGTATTTTGGTTCATCGTGATTACGAAAATGCGACTGTAAAAATAAAGGTTTTAAAGGTAAAGTTTGCAAACCTAGGAGAAAATCAAGCACATGTAGATTATTGTTGGAATGTAAACAATGGTCGATACTCTGAAATAAGAGACGGAAGCCCTGTTTGGGACAATACAAATTGGATGGATAAAAAAAACAATCCATTTGAAATAACTAAAACACTAGACTTGGAATTTGAACAATTAAATTTATAGTATGAAAACAATTATTTTAGGAATTATGGTTGTGGCAACAATATATCATGCCGACCCAAAGCAATGTAATGCTGATTATTTGACTACAGCATCTCTGAAAAAAATTAATTCACAATCACCTGGCTCTCACAGATGGATAGCCGTTTCAAGGGACCTAGAAAAACATGGGTTTGTTTTTGGAACAAAAGTATGCGTAGAAGGCGCAGGAGAAATGGATGGTATTTGGACAGTAGAAGACAGAATGAACAAACGATGGAAAAACCGCATAGACTTCTTGGTTGATTACGACATTAAAAGAGGAAAATGGAATAATGTTAAAATATACTTAGTTGATGAGCTTAATCAGAAACAGTAAAGAAGTTGTAATAGCAATAGACTTTACAGGAGTTCAGCACGGCGCCGTACATCCATCTGATATAGACGCTGTTTTAGAGTTTGATAATGACATTTTGATTCTGATTGAGGTCAAAAAAATAGGGAACGAAATACCTTTAGGGCAAAAACTCCTTCTAGAAAGGATATCCTTGTCTTGGAGAACAAAAAAAAGCGTAGTATTAAAAGTTGAGTATGAAGACATATACCCAATAGACAAGAATATACCTCTAGAGGCTTGTTTTGTTACAGAATACTTCCATCGTTGCATATGGACCAAAACAAAGAATCCGTATAAGCTAATAAGCTTTTTAAACTATTTAGGAGACCGATGGGAAAACAAAAAATGCAGGTTTTAGAAAACATAAGCGAAGCAATGAGTATTTGCTTTAAAAACAACGTGAAAGTTTACCCAATTGTTTTTGACCAAAACCATTTAAAGGTTGAGGTTAATTATAACGGAAGAAAGAAACAAACTGAAGCAAAATATAATTGGAAAACACAGCAAAAAGAATTACAAAACAAAATAAAAGAGCTATATGAAGCGTCTGCCAAAAAGATACAAAGTAGGGGATAGAGAGTTTTTGTTTGATTTAAAGTCATTACAATACTCATTTAACACATACAGAAAGTATACTGACGAAGAATTTATAGATAATATAGTAGATATACTACACTTTGCAACATATGTGTGTTGGTTAAAAGAAATACCTAGCGACGAGTGTCTTGCAGATGATGGAATTATACATGAGCTAATACATTGTCTAAAAAGCTCAACAAGAAATCATACCGATTTAAAAAGAATTAGGAAAAATTTTAACAAAACTTTGACTATTTAAATTTTTTTTTATACATTTACTAACAATAATTTAGCAAATGTTTGACTCTATAGTAGAAAGCGTTAAAAATAAGTACACAGACAGAAGTATTCGTGGTATTGAAAAATACAACACAACGCTTGACGATAATACAACAGATGACTTCTTACAACACCTTCAAGAAGAGCTTATGGATGCTACTTTGTATATAGAAAAGCAGCTATCTATAAAAGACCCTAAGCTTGACATGGTTCGTCAGTTTAATAAAACATACGACATCAAAACAGAAAAGAATCCTTCTACAATAGATGAAGATTCTTATAAACTTAGGTATAATTTAATTCTTGAAGAGCTTAATGAGTATCTTGAGGCGTGTAAAAACGAAGATATTGTTGAGGTGGCTGATGCTATCGTAGACATGATGTATATATTGTATGGATTTGTTTTAGCGCATGGGCTGTCAAATGTAATATTTGACATGTTCGAGGAAGTGCATAAATCAAACATGAGTAAACTAGAAAACGGTAAGGTTTTACGAAGAACTGATGGCAAAATAATGAAGGGTTCAGAGTATTTTAAGCCAAACCTTAAACAATTTTTATAATATGGAAGACGTAACAAAGTTTATAGAAAAGACTTTAGGGTATAAAACCTGGAGTGAAAGAAAAAAAATAGACGCATTATTGGAATATGATTGCAATCTGTATGCCAATCTTGGGTCTGATTCAACTAAAACCGAAAGAAGCCTCGCCAAAAAAACTTCACGAGCTCTATACAGAGCAATAAAGAGTATTAACAAGCAAGAAGGAGAGAAGTTCTTATGGCATATGGATTCTGATTAAAATATGGCCTTATCATCTCGTCAAAAATATTTGTCAACCACATTTGACCGAATGCATGAAAAATTAAATGATGCATACGAGCATGTCTTTGACGGTGAGTTTGAAGAGTGTAAAAATACCGTGAACTCTTTAATTTATGACCTACGCCAGTTAAAAAAGTCAATGCAACCATGAAAAAAAGAGTTTACATTACACAAGACGAAGGCAACGCTCTTGGTATAAAGCCAAAAAAACCACAACCAGGAAGAACAAAGTTCAGGGTTTTTTTAGACCAACAGGAACAACTAGAGCTAAATAAGGTAAGACATAGCGGAGTTTACGAGTATTGTCAGCAAAGGGGAATAGATTTTTCTTCTGTGAAAGAGTACTGGGACAAGACAAAAGAATACTCTGTAAAAGTAAGGCCAGATGTAATTTCTTACAACGATATATCTAAACAGATTATCGAGGAGATGGATAATCACTCCCCATCGTACCACCCAATAGAAAGACAAAAACAAACTAACCCACACCTTCTTGTATTAGACCCAGCAGATGTACATATCGGTAAATTAGCAACAAGCTTTGAAACAGGGGAGGATTACAACCAGCAGATAGCCGTAAAAAGAGTGAAGCAAGGAATAAAAGGAATATTAAGTAAGGCTTCTGGATTTAATATTGAGAAAATATTATTAATTATTGGTAATGATATACTGCACATCGATACGCCACGAAGAACCACTACAAGCGGAACTCCACAGGATACAGATGGTATGTGGTATGAAAACTTCTTGAACGCTAAAAAACTTTATGTAGATGTAATAGAAAGTCTTTTGTCCGTATCAAATGTTCATGTAACTTACAATCCATCGAATCACGATTATACAAATGGATTCTTTCTGGCTGATGTGATATCATCTTGGTTTAGAAAGTGCGAAAACGTAACATTTGATACCAGCATAAAGCATAGAAAGTATTTTAGCTATGGAGAAAATCTAATAGGCACTACACATGGAGATGGCGCAAAAGTTCAAGATTTACCACTACTAATGGCTGTTGAAGCTAATAAAGAATGGAGTAAATCAAAGCACAGATATGTGTATACGCATCATGTTCATCATAAGAACGCAAAAGATTATGCAGGGGTTACGGTAGAAAGTTTACGAAGCCCATCTGGAACAGATTCTTGGCATCACAGAAATGGATACCAACACAATCCGAAAGCAGTAGAAGGGTTTTTGCATCACCCTAAATTCGGACAAGTAGCAAGATTAACACATATATTTTAATACAATGATTATAGACGACAAAACAACAGAAAAAATCGACAACAAGGTAAAAGATGGTAAAATGAAAAAAGGCTTTTGGGCTGGATTGGTTTCTTTCTTTTTAGCCAAAATTTCTCATCTTCTTATTACATTTGCTATTGGGCTTTGGTTTGGGTTATTTATGCAGCCACTTGGAGAGATAAGTTGGGCAATTATAAAATTTATTGATAGCCCTGTCGTTGGTTTAATTTATTTAATTTTTATTACACGCTGGATTTACTTTAAATTAACGAGATAGTTATGGATTGGTATATGCTTTCTTTTACGTTTAGATGGCCTCATGAGGGAATGGTTGTAGGGTTTGAGATATTTGACCCGTCTGATGAGCAACCTTATAGCACGATACGTTTTCACTTTTTGTTGGTAACTTTAAATTTTGAATTTGGTAATGGAGACCAGCCTTTTATATAATTTTTATTATATTTGTATAAGCAAAGATTGCTAAAAGTAAAACTAGCCAACGAAATACCTTTAGTCATCTATTCTTTGTTTTGTTTTCATATAATTAAAACCCTCAGAAACTGCCAAAAAGTCTGAGGGTTTTTTCGTTAAATTTGTTTATGAATCTTCGTAAAAAAATATTTGTAAACAAAGAACTTTCCGATGCCGAGACTATGTTTGTTAAAAGCGTACTCAAGGATATAGATTTAGAGAGTTATTTAAAAGACTCGTTTATCTATGTATGTGTATATGAAAATGGAATTTTGGAAATATCGACAGTAAAAGACACATATATAAAATTAGTGTCTGAAGAATTAAATGTAAGTAGTAAAATGGCAATGCAATATTTAAAACATAAAGTAGAAATAGAGCAGGGTTTAAATAAAATTCTGTATTGGTGTAACATAAATAATATAAAAAAATACGTTCCCGTTGTTAGCGACAATGGAGTAGATGTTGAATACGCTAATTTTAACGTATATGCAGAAGGAGTTCCAGAAGCTGTAAACGCATTGAGCAATATGTACTACGATGATTACATGTATTTAGAAGATGTAGATGAAGAAGTATAGACAAAAAAGGCAAATAACCAGGTCTAAAAAAACAAAAATAGACGGCATAGAATTTCAGTCTAAGCTAGAGTCCCATATGTATTTACTGCTAAAAGCAAATAAAATACCCGCTGGATATGAGGCGCAAAAGTTCACAATCATCGATGGATTTGAGTCAAACTTTTCTTCTTATGAAAAAACCCCAACCAAAAAATATTTACACGACAGGGGACATAAAAAAACACTACCAATAACGTACACGCCAGATTTTGTGGATTTTGAAAACCCTCCAAGGTTTATTATAGAGTGCAAGGGAAATCCAAACGAAAGATTTCCAATCGTATGGAAGTTGTTTAAAAGATATATTTCCATAAAAGGCTGGACTACAGACCTTTTTATGCCTAGAAACCAAACAGATTGTCAAGATGTTATAAATATAATCAAGAACAAATATTATTCTTGACCATAAACTTTTGCTCTTTTTATCTCCTCAACCTTGTCTATTGCATAATTTCTAGCCTCTTTATCCATATTCTTCTTTTCGTCTTCCCACCATTTATCAAAATTATGTGGGTCTACAGTTTCTCCTTTTTCAGATAATTTTTCTAGATAAAATTGAACAAAAGCACTGTTTATTCCTTTTACAGTTGGAGCTCCTTTTGTGAATTTTTCTTCAATGGTTCTCTCCAATTTATTTAAAATCTTGTTAAAATCACCTTTAGGACCAGGAATGCTAAGATTTAACCATCTACCCCAATACAATATTTTTATTGCCTGGTCAAGTTTTTGCTGCATAACATCGTTATCTGCTCTTACATACTCTATAATTTCTCCACTACCAGTCTGTCTTATTCCTTTTGAGAACACTCTATCGTTATACAATCTTCTTGCAATCAAAAGTTTATCAACTGATTCAAAAGCAATTCCAAGCATCCCAGAGTTTTCTTTAAGAGCTAATAACATGCCATCTGTGTCCTTCGTGGCTTTTTCTAAATCTTTTGATATGTAGTCAGGAATTACTTCTTCTCCAAAAAGCTCATTAACCACAACACCTGCAATATCTATTAACGGGTCCCCAATAGCAAATGGCTGTAAAGTCTTCATGGCATCAGCGCTAGCCTGAATAATTACATTTGGCATAGTGCCTAATGTGTTTTTTTGCTCAAATTCGTAAGCGTATTTATAAAGCTCTAAAACATCTGCTTCAAACCCAGAGGCAGACTCTTGCATTGACAATTTAAATTGTTCCAATGTTTTAGCCTCTGAGCGTGGTAATGTTTCTAAAAGCTCTTTATATTCTGGACTTTCTACTGGAAGAAGAAAATCATTAATAAGCTGAGTCATACCACCATATCTTCTAACATCCTCTTCGTCTCCACCTAATAACAGGAAAAACCCAGCACTAATACCCGTCATAGCGGCATAATTAGAAGCGTTTTTTATGCCCTGAAACGTCATAACCTCAGACATAATACCTCTTAATCTTCGTCTAGCTTCTTCTTTTTCAACTTCTGGAAGATTAGGGTCTGCTAACCTAGCCATTTGATTCGCAGCGTTTGCTTTTGCATTCATTTGAAATTTACCCCAAGCAAACATAGTTCTTTGAGATGCTTTGGTCATAGAAGAAGCGTCTTTTGAATAAAATTCAGCTTCAGATGTGGGGTCTGTTTGTCTCATTGTTTCAGCAACTCTTCTGTCGGCATATTGTATCGCTTCTATGTTCGGATTTTCATTTTCCTTAGCCCACCAAGAATCAACGTCTTTGGGTATTATAGCACCCTGGTCTATTCTGTTCTGTAAATAATGAGCTTCAAAAGATGCATTTGCCGCAGCTCTATCGGCACTAGCAAGGAAAAACTCCAAGCTCAATTCATTAATCTTGTTTATTGTATCTAAAAATCCATCAAGAGTATATTTAAGTCCTGGCTTAAAAGTATTTTTTCCAAAATCTTCACTTAAATTAAATCTAGAAATATAATAACTCAAAGGAAGTGTTTTTTTACTGTCTATTGCAAATTCTGCTTTTAATGAATTACGAAGTCCAGTTCTAGATTGATTGTATATGTTTTGTAAGTTTCCTCCATTTACAAGATTAGAGAAAAATTGTTTAAAACGACCTCCGCTAACTTTCTGCCCATTCCCAGACTCAGCCAAACCAATCATAAATCTAGCTCCAGCCCAATTAACATGGTTTTTAGCCCTTTTGTCGGTAAGCATTGGATAAGTGCCAGATAATGCACTATAAAACTGAGATGCTGGCTGATTTAATCTAGCTAAACCAAGCGCTGAAACTGAAGAATATGCTGTTTGCATAAATTTAGAGTTGGTAGAAAGCAGTGTTGTTGGTAAATCACCAAAATCGACATTAGCATTCTGCCCCTCTGTAATCAGTCCATTAAAAACATCTAATCGAGAGCCAAAATATTTTTTAACCATTTCATATTCCTGCTCATTGGTGAACAAGTTGCGGAAATTTTGACTGTTAACCATAGAATTTAATGTTTCAAAATCACCTCTCGCATTAATATCTATTAAAGCACCTCTTAATTGACCATATGCTCTACCCATGTAGTCTCCAAAAGAAATTCTTGAGTTTTCTAGCTGGTCGTCTTCTGTTACGTCTTGAAGTAATCCAGCCATTGTTCCATATTTATTGCTATTTCTTCCGTCAGTAATTTCAGCACCATCTACTCCAATTCTAAAAGAAGGAACATAACTTCCTTCGGTAAAAAACGATTCTTGGCCCTCGTATTCCATTTTTCTTTGTTTGGCTTGCTCATGAGGGAATCGAGAAGAAAGTCTGTCTAATGCGCTTAAAATAGGTTTACGGGCATTTGAAGACACATCAGCAAAACTTTTTGCGTCAGCAACCCCTAAATTTTCAAGAGTTGTTTTTAGTTGCTCGTATTTTGTTCTGGCCACTCCGTCTTTAGGGTCTTTTTCAAACTCTTCTTTTCTAATCTGAAGCTCCTTAAGTAAAGAGTTCTTTTGTCTTAGAAATTCAGTGTCCATTCCACTTAACTGGTCGGTCTCTCCAGACAATCTTCTTAGATGCGCAAGAACCTGCATCTCGTAATCAACACTCAATTGGGTGTCTGTGTTTATTTCAAGAAGATTCGTTGGTATGCGTTTGTTCTTTGGAACAGTTTTATTGTACTCTAGGACATCTGCCTTCCATTGAGCTAAATCTTCGTTATAATAGTTTTGGGCCTCAGTCATCGATACGGCTACTTTTCTATTTCCAGAATCGACAAGGTCAACCATTGGCTTTCCCTGCTTTGAATTTCTGAACACCGCACCAAGTAAAACATCGGCAGTCATTTGATTGCTGACAAATATTTTTCTTCCTTTACCAAATGCAGTCATCATTTTTCTACCCTGGTTATTAAGGTATGGATAAACATCATGAAGCATTGAAAATGGACTGATGTTGTTTTTATAATACCAAAGAGGGTTTAGTGGGTCACTCCATTTGTTTATCTTCTTAAGTCTATCAGACTTGTCAAATATTGTTATACCGTCTGCATTAAGAGCTAGTAACTCATATGAAATTTCCTGGGAACGAATAATGTTTTCTACACGAGCAAATCTTGGGTTTCTTCCTTTTTCTATATCGTTGAAAAAGTCTTTGATTATTTTTTGCTCTAAAACACCTAAGCCGTTGTAGAAGTTATTAGACTTATTTAGATTTTTAATTCTGTTTAAAATATCGTTTCTCCTTTGGACAGGCTCGCTTATGCCTACTTCATTTTCCGCCACTGGAGAAGGCTCTTGAGTGGCCTCTGTAGTGGCTTCTGCAGTAGCTTCTGTAGTAGCTTCTGTAGTGGCCTCTGTAGTTACTTCAGTTGTAACTTGTGTAGGCGCTTCAGTTGGTTGATTAAATAAATCAGACTCTACCTTAGATATAGCTGCTTCAATATCAAAGTCAGCCGCTTCTTGGTCTGTTGTTTCAGTATAATATTGTGATGGGTTTTCAATAAAGTATCCTTTTACAGAAACCTCCTCTGTCGGCCGTGTTCTAGCCTTGTTCACATCATCAACATAAATTTTAGCAGCTCTATTAATAACCTCAGCATCCATGTCAGTGAGGCTTATGGTGTAATCCCCACCTTTCTGCTCGGCTTCAGCTTTTTTTTCAGCCTCGATTTCTTTCATAGCTCTTTCCCTGAGACTTGTTTGCTCTGAAGTTGGAAGAAAGTAATAGCTCAATTCACTTGGGTACTTGGCAAGTAAATTCGCTAATCTAGCTCTTTCTTCATCCATTAATTTTATAGATGAATCAATTGTTTCTGCTTTATTTCCGTTTGTTATTACAGATTGCAGGTTTTGGATATTAGCGAGTCCTTGTAAAAAAGTTTTTTTGTCAGCAACACTCATACTTTCAACGAGCTGTTGTTTTCTTTTTTCAAAATCGTTAACTTGATTATCTAGCTTTGACTGAGCATCTAAAGCTACTTTAAACTCTGTAGAGTTTTTGCTAAGTCCTTCTTTTTCAAGGTCTTGAACAATCTTATCAGCTTGCAGCTTTTGTGCCACAACTTTATTTTCTCCTGGAAGATTTATGTTTCTTCGTATGTAGTCGTTTGCTGTTTTGTCAATGTTCGGCCCGACGATTCTACCAGCAGCTGACATTGGCACAGAAGAAAATATTGAGTTCAATCCAGAATCAGCCCAAAGCTTATTCATTTTCTTTTGGTCATATTCTTCAAGTCCCCAAGCAACGTCAGTCATATATGTAAATGTAGCAATTAACATTTCTTCTCGAACCTCTTTAGACACAACCGCTGGGTCAAGTCCTGTGTATTTAGCGATTGAAGCGACAAGACCAGTTTTATGCTTTCTAGCAAAAGCGTCTGCTAATTGTTGAGAAGAAGCCTTTGTCTTTGGAACACCTTTAAGGTTTTTTGATAACTGTAGCTGTCTAAAATATCTTCCTGTAAATGCCGCAGTTATAGCTGTTTCAATTCCAGCTTTTGATAAAGCATTTAACCTCGCCTCGGCATTAGACATTTTTAAAAGCTCCCGCTCTCTTTCTGTCAATATAACCCCAGCAGCTTGAGCGTCTTTAGCAGCTTGAACCGCAATATTCATTTCTTCTCGGTTAGAGCCATAAGTTCCCAAGGCTGTTGTAGTAAAACCTAGTGCTGGGTTAGCTAAAAAAGCCAATGTATATGGAGCTGATTGAGTAAACGCTTCCATACCCGTAGCTAAAAATTCCCCCGCATCCCTAGAATCTGATATAGTCATATCGTACTCTGGGAGCCATTTTTTCATTTCATCGATTCTCTCTGTTGTTGGGAATCCCCAAAGCCCTATTCCAAAGCCACCAGCCCCGTTGTTTCCAGCTCCAACAGTTACAACATATTTTTCAAAAACTATATCGTCAGCTGTTTCTTTTGGGACACCAATCATTTGTAGCCCATCAGAGATGGCATGACCAAAGTCATTCATTAAATCCATGGTATGCACATATAATCCCTGGAATACATCTCCAACGCCTCTGAAAAATTGATTTGTTTTTGGGCTTTCTTCAAGAAATGCTGTATTTCTTTCTTGTGTTTCAGCTAATCGCCCTACAAGCTCATTAAAAATTCCAGAGTCTACATTCTGGTCTATTTCAACATTTATCTCGCCAGTTCTGACATATCGCAACTCAACTGGTTTTGATATTACATCGTATATGTCTTGGAAAGAAGCGGGCTCTCCATTAAGTTTTAAAGATGGCAAAGGAATATCCAATGCGTCAACGCCTTTAGATAATAATTCGTCAACAGCACCCTGGTCATTCAAATCAACGTTAAGGCTTGAGTACTTTAAAGCAGCACCAACAAGACGAGATGTTCTTCTTTTTTGCGCTTCGTGTCTTTTTAAAATATCTTCAAGTTTAAGATATGTGTCTCTTAATTTAAGCTGGTTTTCTCTCTCCTGCTGAGAAAGACCTTCCGCTCTTTCTGGTATCCTTAAATTATCTGTTCTTATAGATTCAAAGCTAGCGCCTCTTAAAGCATCTCTATATTCTTGCTCTTGTCTCTGATATATTGGTTGTAGTCTGTTTTTTACAGCCTTTAAATTAGCCATAAACAAACCCTCATCGAATTCCCCGCCATACATATAAGAAACCATGTTCTCATCTCCAGTGGTTGCTTTAGATAAAAATTTTATATCTTCTTGTTCTGGAATATTTAAGGCTTTAGTGTAGCCATTGATAGCATCATTTATGCCATTTGGATTTGAAACAAAATCCTCTGACATAGTAACCACTATGTTTGATTTTCCTTGAGATGCATTTAGGATGAACTGATTGTGTTTTATACCTAGTCTTTGATTATAGTCAACTGAACCTTTTTCAAAAGTATATGCAATCCCAGACATCAATTCTATATCAAACTGACTGCCGTCAGGACGAGTAATTTTCAAAGCATTACCAAGTCCTGTTTGTTCAGCTTTGAATCTAAATTTACCTAAAGTATTATTAAATACAACAGCAGCCTCTTCTTCATCAAGTGATAAAAAATCTGATGGAAGCGTTCTTAAAGCAGGCAACATAGTCACCTGATTATCAAGCTGGTCTATATAATATGAAGAATTTCTTGTAAGAGCTTTATCTAAATCATACTCTTGAGATTCCAAAGAAGTATTGGTGGTGTTTATAATGGACTGAGAATCCAATTCTCCACCCTGTACCACAACTGCATTTTCCTGAAATCGCCCCTGTAAAGTCTGGCCCAGATTTTTTTTTTCAGTATCAGCGGGATTAAACCAGCTGTTATAAACTCCAGTGTACTGCTCTTCTGTTAAAGTTGGTAATCCATTGTCCTTTCTTAATTTATCAACCCAATACTTGGGGTCTTGAGCATTAGAAAGCTTTCTTAACCTTTGCTCATCATAAGGTTTTCCAGACTTGTCATACAGAGAAACAAAATAGCTGTATATTTTTTCTTTGTCTGGTGGGTTTGGGTCTACAGACGCAGAAGCTTGCTCCACAGAATTAGTAGATGGTTGATTTGTGTTATCAACAACAGGAGTTGAACCTGTATTTTGTTCCATTTTATTTTCTTCTTTCACAATCATAATTAATTCATAGCTCTTGTGTAATATTCAAATGCAGCAAGCCAATTTTGGGTTCCGCCTTTTTCTGCGTCAGAATTATATCCAGCACGACTTAAAACTTTTCTAAATGA